CAACAATTTGTATCGCACCAACACCAGACGTTATTGCCTGCCCAGTCGGAGTGACATTCGCTTTCGCAACAGTGGTCGGAGCGCCGACACCAGCGGTGATCGCCTGACCAGTCGGCGTTACGTTTGCCTCTGCATCCGTCGTGACCGCACCCAACCCACTCGTAGCGCCTTGGCCGGTGACAGTGACATTCGCTTCTGCATCGATCGCCGGAGCACCAACGCCTGCTGTTGCCGCCTGACCAGCCGGGGTTACATTAGCTTTGCCGGTGACGGTGAGCGCGGTGCTCAGTCCAGACGTGATCGCAAGCCCAGTGACAGTGACGGTAGCACCAGCCGCGATTGTTGGCGTTCCGAGTCCAGCAGTCGCTGCTTGACCCGTAAGTGTAAGATTGGCTTTACCAGAAACAGTAAGCGAGCCAATGCCCGACGTAATCGCCTGACCCGTTGGCTCGACTGGTAGGACTTCGTTCCAGGCACCTTCGCCCCAACCACCACGGCCCCAGCCGTTGATATTAGCCATCTTCTAGCTGCGACTCTGCGTCTTTAAGTAGATTGACAGCGGTGGTCATAATGTCGCGAACAGCGTCAGTCATGAAATCCGTAGCCAAGGACGCCTCCATGGTCTTGATCGCTTCTTGTATCTCTTCCAATGCAGTCATGTTGGCCTCCTAATGGAAGCCTTCATGATAATAATTAAGCGGCGTCAGGGATACCCTGAACTTTACGCTCCAGAATCTTTTGAATCTTATGATACTTCAACTCCACGCCGTGGAAAGAGTGCAGCTCTCTGGCGATGGCTTTGGACCGTTTGCCACGATCTGCAAGCGCGTAAATAATCTTAAGAACCTTTTGCTCTTCTTCAATCGGCACCAACTTTTTCCGAGTTTTGTTGCCATGCTGTTCTTCTTCAACTTTGTATCCGTATGGGGGAGTGCCGCCAATGAAATATCCTCGCCCCGCCCAATCGCATTTGCCCTCAGCAAATCTGTCTTTGATAGTCGCGTGCTCGATTTCTGCGACGGCAGATAGGACCATCAGCATAATTTTGTTGGCCATGTCGTTCATGTCGAAACGGTTTCGCAGACCCTTGCCATCCTTGACCTTGGGGTAACAGATCGGCACATCACCAAACTGCTCACAGAAAAAAAGTGTTACACCAGCTTCTTCCAAGTGCGGAATCGTGTTGAGTAGATCGTTGGCGGTACGGGAAAGTCGGTCCAATCGCGTGCAGATCACCACGTCGTATTCATCGATAGCGCTGGTCAGTTCTTTGGAGCCGGGTCGTTCTAATATCGGGCGGGTGCCGCTCACACCGTCATCAATAAAGAACTCGTCCACCTCGCGGTTGTACTTCTCCTGCACAAAAGCGCTGATCGCGTCTTGCTGTTGGCGAAGCGAAGCGCCAGAGCGAACCTGCTCTTGTGTCGATACCCGCACATACCCATAGATGTTGTTGATCTGCTTGATCGGTCGAATTGTCATGTTGGCCTCCATCAAAAACTTGATAATATAAAATCAGCCCTTGTGATGCAACTGTTTATACATAGTTGTAATCATCTGCACCACTGGTATACTGGTCGCACGTTTCAACTAAAAATATAGTTTGGGAGCCAAAAATGAATGAAAGAGAGCGCGAAACAGAGCGTCTGAAAAAGATGCTCATTAATCACGATTGGTTTTATGAATACGCTGACGACCATAGAGCATGGTTGGCAGGCAAAGAATCATTCGATGCGATCACGGCCAAAGCAAAGGCGCTGGGTCGAGAAGACTTGATCACTGTTTCACATGAAACATATTTGGCAAACGAAAACGTAGAAAAAGCCCTGGAGGGACTGTGAGCAAAAAAATAACCGTAGAGGTCGAAGGTGACGACGCAGAGGTTTTAATCGACTACCTAGCCAGCATCGAACGGCTGCTCACTGAGATCAGAGACGCACTGGCTAAAAAGCCTGCGCCTAGAACTAGGAAAAAGACTGATGGAGGCTGATGTCGGCATGGATCTTTTCGGTCAGAGCTGCAATCCCCCTAAATCTCCAAAACTGTTTACAGTCCAATCGATACCTAAATCTGTTGCTTCAGCCGTGTACAAAAAATCGCATTACTTTGGCGATAAAGGTTTCTTGCATGTTTACAGTTTTGGCGCTCTTTTTGAGGGCTATTGTTGGGGCGCTTTAACTTTTGGCATACCAAACGCACGGAACATAAAAGGGCTGTATGAAAGCCACGAACAGCACGGTGTTTTGGAGATTACTCGGCTGGCTTTCGAGGAGGGTGCGCCCAGAAATTCTCCAAGCAGATTGATTTCTCAAGCCATAAAAATGGTGAAGCAAAGGTATCCGTTGCGCCTAATAATTACTTACGCCGACACAGCTCAAGATCACAACGGCGGGATTTACAAGGCGAGCAACTTCAAATATCACGGCTTGACGGCTCAGAAAACCGACTTTGTTCACCCTGACGGAATGATTAAAAAAATGAAGGGCGTTAAGTATTCAGAGATGGAAGGAAACTGGGTGCCAAGAAGCCGCAAACACCTGTTTAGTTATGATATGGAGAAACGTGATGGATAAATACTTCGAGACACTCGATATGGCGGCTTTCAGGATGATGCACGACGTTGACTCACCCAAAGCCACCAAGCTTTTTCGTCATGTGCTCGATACAGAGCACGACGCTGGACCTGAAGCGGATTACATCATTCGGATGTGGAAGAAGGAGCGAGGTCTTAAATCGGCTGAATCGCCTCAACCACCGGCCTAGCCGCCTCTTGGCGTATCTTTTCCATCTCCGGCGTGTCGCGTGGATCAAGCGCCATGATCCCCAGCGCAGCGTCAGTAACCGCCTCGCTTGCTGGCACCAAAAGCTTCTGGAATCCAAATTGCACGGGGTCAAGCGACTGAGTGTCTTCCATCAAGTAACTCCCTACAGACCCAATTCCTGACTTCAACGCTTCCTTATACCGCTGTCCCGTAGGGCTTTGCGTTTCAAAATCTATTAACGCAGACGCCCTTCTTCGCGCTGCCTCAACCTGTTCGGGCGTTCCGCCCATCTCAAACGCAGCTTCTGCCCCAGCCATTCCAGCAAAAGGCTCAAGCAAAAGATCTGAAAGAGCTTCATAACCCACCTCGCCTGCACCTCGCAGCGCGTCACCTAACGCCATGATGCCCCTGCCCTCAGCAGGCGCAGGTTCGCGCATCATAGTTTCAGCCTCTTGTGCTTTTCGCTCTTGTGCCTGCGCTTGTTCTGGTGAAAGCATTTGAAGAGTCACTAATCCTGCTGGCGGCACCGTAAACATGGCGCGTCTTTTAGCCGCTTTTTCTCCTATGGTTTTACCGTCCTTGGTAGGTTCGTTCAGATAAAACACTCGGCTTTCGTGCGGAACCCCTTCAGCATCTTCTACCGTAATGGTTTTACCTTTAGGTTTACTCCTTGGAGATTCGGATGGGTTAAAAACTTTTTTTATAGAAGACGGTATAACCGTGTCATAGGCTGTGATCAGACCATCTTTGCCCCATCTGTTTTTTTGAACTTGGCCGGGAGTAAACGCTACGCCGTCATAACCCTCTCTCGATGCTCTGTCGAAAATGTATTTCATGCCCAAGTTGTTCCAACTTTCAGTGTCGGTAACAAAAGGCGCTCTTTCGACAAAAGACGAGTAGGGACTGACCATCTTCCCGCCTTTTTTTGCTCGCTCATCGACAGAAAAATTGTTGTAAGCCTTTTCTAAACGCCGCATCGCGTCTCTTGGAAGACCCTCTAGTTCGAGCGTGTTTTCAAGCAGTTTTGAGGCTTGTTGATTCAAGTCTCTGTTTACTTTTCCATAACTGTCGGCATTGAAACGTCGCAACAAACGACCAAAAGATTCTTTGTTGAAATCGGCAACCGCCTGCAAACTTGCATTTGTGAGACCTGGAGAGCTGAATTCTTTGATTTTTTCATCTATACCAAGCAAATCATCTGCATCAACATAGTCCGATATGGTTTGTCTAACTAAAGTAGGATCAGACGGAAAAGATGCAGCACTCTGTTCGATTTTTAGTAAGCGATATTTCAAAGCCTCTGGTAAATAAAAATTTTGGCTTCGCTGACCCTTGTTGAAAGCATCCTCGTAAACTTTCTTCAACGCCGCTTTTTTTTCATCGACAGAAAAGCTGTCTACAATTGCGTCCTCGCGCAGTTGTTTTGCTGTCGCTTTTATGTCGTCGTGGTAATCGTTCAAAGCAGACTTAATTCTTTCCATCGACCTGGAACGGATGCCAAACTTTACGCTATCGGCGGGACTGACATCTTTTATGTTGTATGGCTCACTGAGTGCGCGAGCAGCTTGGTCAATAAATCTGGGCGGTTGGAGGGTGTCTTTTGCCTTTATTGCTTCATAGATATCAAAAACACCCTCTAACTCATCCTTAGCCTTTGACTCAGCATATTCGACTGTTTCGAGGTCTTTGAATCCCTCTTTTCGACCTGTTTGACCCCAATCGGATTGGAACTCTTCAACGTACAGTATCAAATTGCCGTCTTTATCTTTTCGATCTTTTGTTCGCACATGGAAAATTTGGTTTTCAGCGTCTGGATAATGGATGTCTTCGCTGAATTTCAATTCGGGCAATTTCAATTGAAAGACCGTTTCGACTGGGTTGTCTCCCCCCGGCAAGGTTCGATTTTCCCAGCGTAAATTTCCCCCCCCACCTTCAGAGATGTTTTCGTATTGCTCCAAAGCTGCACTTAACTGAACCTCAGCTTCTTCTTGGCTTGGAAACTCATCAAACAAGAAGTTTTCACGGTCTTGCCATAGACGAGGGTCACTCGATGCTGATAAACCGAACCCATTTTCTTCGTTGCCAATCATAGAGT